TGAGGGGAGCTAAAGCAGCTCATCTACGGACCGTTATGCACGAGGGAATCAGTTTAACGTCGATCGAAGCCCCATCGGCTTCGCCCCCTTTTGGCTCGTCCGGTAAAACCGGGTGAGAGTAGGACGACATAAGAAATCTTATCAGGATTTCTTATGTAAGTACATTTCTTTAGAACAGTAAATCTTCAGATGTAAAACCGGTAGTTGTTATCATAATTCCGTTTTGTGAATTATACAAATCTCTTTCAACTTTAAAAGCGGCAACAGCAGCAGCATTTGCGGTCATATAAGCATCATAAGAAGCTTGATCAATCCATTTACGAATTAAAATCGTCGAAGATTTTAATTTTCCATTTGACACAGAAAGTTTATTATCTAATAAACTGGTAGGTGCTGGAGTAGCAAGAGCCGATTTTAGATTTCTTCCCAATGCGGTATGCGAGAAAAATGGAACCGTGTTAGATGGACGAGTAAAAATATCAATAGTGTAAAACATAAAAACTCCTAAATGTTGGTCAATGCAGTTTATTTATTAGATTGCATGCCATTTGATTCCATCCCACAATTTCATTGAATGAGCCAATTGATCATAGTAGACAGAACCAATCAATGGATTGACTGGTATTCCATTGATTAAAGCAGAATCAACTTTCTTGACTATAGGTTCTTCTTTAGGAAGATTCTTAAAAAAGTCAACAGCGTCGGTAAGCCGATCATCTAATTGGTTCTTACCATAACGCACAGCCCATAGATTCGGAACTAAAATTCTAACATAGAAGTTTTTAGCTAATGAGAGAGGATCATGGTGGATTCCAACTTCAGTAACTTTGATTTTGTCGTTTCCAAGCTTCTCGATCAGTAATCCAGTCAATGCTGTTGCTGTAATAATCCGTTCAAGTTTTGAGTATAATTCAAGACCTTCACCTTGACGTTCTAAAACATTCTCAAAGCATAAAGCCAAATGGCCTTCAATTTCATCATAAAGCTCTTCAGCATCTAATCGATCAACGTTCAGTTGAATTTCAATATTGATTACATCAAACATCAATCGAACTCCAACAACGACATAATTTTCTTTTTTGGTCCTGTAACCAAAGGATTTAAGACATCGCTGTTCAAATCCCACCGGTAGTAACGGCGAGCAAGATGAACAGATCGTGGCTTCTCCATCATAGTTTCCATGAACTCAACTCCATCTAAACTATACCAAACTTCAGGCCAATTGAACATAGACCAACCGTGCTTATTTGCAAGTTCACGAAGAGAATCATTAAAGAGTTTAACAATTTCTTGACGTTCGGCTCTACTACCAAAGAACGGGGTTCCAAGATAATGACCAGTACTTGGCAGCTTTCTGGATTCATCTTCAATAGGCAGTAAACTAACTACTTCAATTTTCTTATCATATTTCAGCAATTCCGCTTCATATGCTTTAAGTAAATCCAATGTAGCTTGTTTAGGATTTGGTTCTCGACAGAGATGATGCCGTACATCAATGTTTCCCCAATAGCAAGTCAGTTCTTTGACTTGATTAAAATCATACCCAAAATCAGTGATTTCTTTTTGAATCCCCTTTTTTGTAATACCTCTTAAAGTACGGCCATCTTTTCTTAAAACAATTGACTTGGGAACATATGCAGAATGAGCATGTGAATCTCCCATTACAACTCGATCATGAAGATGTTCTATACCTTCACATTGCTTAATCCAAAGATCTCTAGTTCTACCTTGGTATGGTTTTGTAAATCTTACACCAGGATCAAGAAGCCAATCAGTAGTCAATTCACATTTTTTCTGAACTGAATCCCAATCAACATTTCTCCAGTAATCTGACATTTTACTGGTCTCAGAAGCCCGTTCAAGCTTTCTCTTACAACGATACCCATAATTTGGCATTGGATAGTCAAGAGAAACTAATTTAAGAGCAGAATGTTGCGGCCAAATGATTCGTTCAAAATACTTGGCAGTATGTTCTTGCGGACCATCAAAAACATTGATACAATATGGGTGGTCAGGCTCAAAATCCATCGTATGATAGATATAGACAGTGTCAAATTCCGACCAATCGGTACGAACTCCTCGCCCCTTTTCACTTAAAACTTGAGCTTTAACACCGACATGCTTAAGTTGGTTCGATCGTAGAAAAGCCCAAGCCCCAGTATGTGAATAATCACCATCTGGAAGTTTTCGAGGCATCATATCTATTGCAGCTGTCATATTTTTCTTTTCTTTGTTGAATAAGTCTTTGTTCTATCATTTTTTCCATTAACACGACGTTTACATTCAGTGCATTCATGAAAATGCTTTATCACAGTATTCGTAGCTTTAGCATCTTTATATGCTCTAGCTCCAATATTGAAATAAAAATAATCTCCCTCTTCAGTTTTTGGTTCAAATTTATGCACGCATTCATTAAAAGAGCAGCACTTTTCCATTGTCTTTGGATCAATAAAAATAATGTCTACTTTCTTTTTACTTAATGCAGCCATTTTAATCTTTCCAATTTAGATTTAACGGTTCAACTGAGAACCCAGAAGTTGTAACTTTGAAGTCAGGTAGCTTAAGAGTAGTCACATCAAGATCATTCGGAGTATGATAAGAAACTGTTAAATGTGGGGTATAACTACCATAATCATGGGTTCCTCCAGCCTCTATCAAGGTCTCATGAAGAGTTTTTAATTGTGGAGCATCAAGTTCCAAAACTAAAGCAGCCCCTTGTTCTTCATTAAAATCAAATAGTTTAAATCCGATCACCGAAAAATCCATTTTATTGTTGAATGTACTAACAATATCTACTGCTTCAACTGGTTTTCTACTATAGAGAATCGTAGTATGATACTTGTCATGTTCAAGCGGAGCTGGGATGTTGTTAGCAATACACCAGCCAGCAATTTTTTCAGAAGTTTCTAAATTAAAATTGCAACACACGTAAGTACCCTTTGTATACATGTTAGATAAGTACTTCCATGGCGGTCATTCCGGTCATATGTTTACCTAAATCTTGAGGTGACAGCAAACATGAATAATTAAAGTCTGGTTTTGTTTTATTGACTTTGTTATCTCTCACAGTACCAACTGGGTGAAGCATCATGTGCATTCGTGGAATCATTACATGGACGCATGACTTTTTCATATCAAGGTCTAAAAGAACAATTGGGGATAATTGATAAGAACTTACTTCAGGATGCATCAAGAAAGCAAGATAGTTACTTGATGAGCACTGTGTAATTTGAATTGTGTCCACTAGTCTAGTTTCTTCATCGACTACAAGAAGATTCCAAGAAGCTGGAACATCAAAAGTAAAACCGTTGATCCGAACACTAACGGTCGGACCAGTCGTTTCCTCTAACAGACGAATCGGACGTAGAAGAAAGTCATTAAGTTCGGAATCATAAAACCAACAGTGCTTAGGGACCACTGGTCCACTAACATTATCGATTATGTATGGGAACCCATAGTCAGGGAGAATAAGCACTGTGTTTCCTTTATTTGAATTATTGTAACACAGAAGCTCTGTGGGATATATTTTCCCACAGAGAAATGTGCAATCATTCTGCCATTTGGAGAGCAAGCTCTCGAAGTCGAACAATTAACTTCATTTGAGGTAGAGACATCGCCTTGAAAGGCTTCTTTGCAGCTTCAGCATCCATAGCTGAAAGATTAATGTCACCGGTTTCAATGTGGTTAGCCCACATCACAAGAGAACGTTGAATCAAATTTCCATCTGACTCTTCGCTTAATGTAGTATCGACCATTATACAACATTCCCTAGTGTAAGTTTCTCTTCAGTGAGACAAACAATCTTCGAAACTTTGAAGCGTTTGTAATTTTCAGCATCGAGACTATACTTATGCTTTAAGTATGCATCAAGAGCTTCTCTTTCAAGCATATAGTTGAGATAATTTGAAATCTCTGCTGTATCATCAAATTCAATCCCGAAATAACTATCATTCGGTTTTGAAAGAACTAACAGCTTGCGGTTCTTTGTAGGAACAGAACCGGCGCCCTTGTCGTATTTGAACTTTGCGATTGTAACGTTCATTTGGTTTCCTTTGGTTTGTCTACTTCGTGTAGAGTTAGAATTCCTCCACCTTGTTCTGGAGAACCACCGTAGACCATTACTTCGGTTGCTTGATTATCACCCAAGACTTGGGTAACCGGAGCTCCAGCTCCTGGATTTTGAACAGTAACTTGTAAATTATGTCCGCTGGGTTTCTTAACAATTGTGACATGTGTTGACATATAAGTCTTTCTTAATATTTGAGTTTCTTTACTGCGTTAAGCGGATATGCCGCTTCCTCGTAGAACTTCTTTCGTTCTTTGTAATGCTTTTTAGCATACTTCAGTTTAGAATAGATGTCTACTACGTGAATCTTTGTTTTGTCACCCTTCTTCCGTAAACCGCGGCCTACAGATTGGATGCACTTAACGAATGACTTTCCAGTATCAAGCAAAACCAAACAAAAAATTCGATCAATGCTAATACCAGTAGAAGCGATTCCAGCAGAGGCAATAATTATCTTCCCATCTTGATCAGCATACTGCTGATAGTTTTCTTGCCTTAGCTCTGTTTTACTGCCACCATCGAGGTAGACAGAACCTTCAATCATTTCTGCAATTTCTCTACCTTGTGCCAATGAAGTAGTATTAACTAACACCATGGTGTTTCCATACTGCTCATTTAGAGAAATAATATAGTTTGCAATGCCCTGATTTCGCTTTGTAAAAGCTGTAAGATATGATTTCTCAGCAGCATAATCAGGCATTTCTGGATCTTCATCAATTGTTTCAATTGGATCAATCTGAATCTCAGCAAGATACCCTTGTTCAATTAACCACTTAGCTGGAACTTCCCGAACAATTTGTCCAATTGAAAGCTTTAATGTGTATTGATCTGTCTTTGGCTTTGGAAAGGTACCTGTGCATCCATAACGATGAGAAATATGTTTACCATGAACACAGATCAATTCCTTAATAACTTCAGCTTTGGCTCCGTGAGCTTCATCAATAATTACAGCTTGAAAGTACGTCATATAGTGAGGTACATTCTGAAGAGATTGCCAGGTAGCAACTACTATCGGATGATCAATGTCTTTTATCCCACCTGAATACTCTCCAATTGAAATAGGATACCCTTTTAAGTGGTCTTTAAATTCATTTACCGTTTGATTGACAAGATCCTTTGAAGGGACAATCACCAGAGTCTGCAATCCATTAAGATAAAGAATCATTGACAAAGCTGCACACATTGCAGTCTTTCCAGAACCAGTTGCACAGAGAGCAAAACCAGAACCTTCTTCAAGAAGAGCATTTACAACTTCTACTTGGTATGGTCGAAGTTTGTAATTGTCAAGACCAAAACAATTGTCATCAATACGATCTTTGATAACAGGAGCTGGAACTCTCTTATCATTAAAAACGACTTCATAATTCCATGATGAAAGATATGGAACAATTTCATCGAGGAGTTTGGTATAAGTCTTGCCGTTCTTTTCAAAGAATCTAATTTTCCCATCCCAGCGACGAAGCTGGTAAGCTGGCATATGAAAATAACCTTCAGCAAAGACCCCGAATTTTTCCCACAGCAATTCAAGGTCTTGCGGATGCAGACCCCCGATGCGGCAGTTTACTTCATCATCAACGTGAATGGTACAAGTTTTACCCATTATTTTTCTAGACCTGCAAGTTCTCTCATTCGACGAATTTTATGATCGGCGTTCCATTTTTGCTTTTTTCTTCATCAATGATCGCCTGAAGTTTCTTTTTGAATCGGTCTTTGGCAATATCTGAAAGACAATCCCATGCTGCACCTAGCATTGTGCTTTTGTCGATTTCTTCAACAATTTTTTCTACTGAATCTTTCATCCTGAGGTCTCCATTTCTTCATAGTCAATGTCAGTATCTTCACTTGAAATCAGATTAAGAAGAGCACTTGGAGTAAACACTTGCCCCTCAACTGATATTTCTAATCGAACAATTTCTATTTTAGCAATTCCACCAAGTTGATTCCAGGCCTTTGAACCCATTGGTTCATTGGTTAGCATTTCAACTATTTCTGGGTGTGTTTTGGTAAACAGTCGTTTATTGAATTCAATAGTAATTTCATATTCTTCAATAATCGGACTTAGTCCTTTTGCAAAGTCAGTATCATACCCATCGTAACCAATATAGCGTTGAGTCTTTTTGTCACGAAAAGCATAGTAAATTCCGATATCGCAAAGCTCTTCATTAAGCATGTCTAGTTGGATCATAGTGTGATGTGTTCAAGTTGAGCAATACGTAATTTTACAATGTTGTTGATACTCCAACCCATTGACTTTAAAGCTTCTACTACAGCTTCAAGACGTCGTTTTGTATGTTGTACTTCAAGAAGAATTTCACAGGCTTTAACAAAAGCCGGATCGCCTTTTATGTATTGCCGAATATCAGTAGTACTTAACTTAAGTTGCATTCCAGTGTGATATTTCTGATATAGTTGACTCTCTATCTCTTCTACTTTAAACTTGATAGTTTCCTCAATCGTTTTACATTCTTGTAGCATTACATCATAGAACATTAAATTTTGAGCATGAGCCTTACAACATTCTTCTAGGCCTTTACCGGCTAATTCAAAAACGGTTTCAGCGTTTTCAATAAGTTGTTCATAGATAGCAATCCGACTGGGGATTGTTCCCAGCCGAATTGAACTTACAGTTTCATCTACAACTGACATTTTAGCTCAAGTTGAAGACTGGGCCGGCTGGAATGACTGGATCTTCTGGGCGCAAACGAACCAAAATTTCAGATGATGGTACGATTACAAAAGCATCACCAAGTTGCTTAAGTTCTTTAAGATCAGTTTGAGCAAAAATTACTTGATCGCCAGGTTCGACATCAGGCTTAACCCAGTCACCGTTTACTGTGAACTTACCTTCTCCAACAGAAACTACAATTCCTTCCATTGGAGCTCCCTTTGATCCAGTATTATGTGGAACAAGATGGATTCCCGAGTCGGTTTTAACCGGAGTAGGTTTCTTCTTGATTAAGACCAAGTCGTGTAGTAATTTGAATGAGCTCATTTCAATCCTTTGAGTTTAAATGTTGTGATACAATTCCAGCTTCTAGTGGATCACCGCTTGGAATCGCAATCTCTGAAACTGGATCGGCTTCTCCGATTTCTTCAGGGGTTTCAGGGACCCGCAGCTTATCTTCAAACTGCTTAGATTGAATGGCAATTAATGGATGGCTTAGCAAACGATCAACTAAGGCTTTATCCATTTTTGTACTTTGAAAACTGAAGGCTTTTTCACCTGGGAATGTACAGTTCAACCAAGCCCCGCTTTTTACAATTACCTTGTCGGCTTCAAGAAGGTCAATTAAACCAGAATATGGATTCATTCCGCTTTCATAAGGCACCAATACTTCAACTTTAGATCCAAGTTTTGCAAAACGAGACTTAAAGGTTTCACAGCTCATTCGGATTCCAGAAACTTCACCATCTTCTTTTAACTTTAATTTAGTGATTAAGATGATTTGAGAAGCAGAATAACGAATAGCGTTATTGATTGCCCATTTACCTTCGCCTTGAAGCACATCAGCTGGATAAACTTGATGAGTGCCAATGAATGCAATATTTAAAGCTTTGATTCTGGACACTGTTGTACGAAGAAAGGCCTTCATTTGTTTGGCTCTTTGTCCTTGATCACCCTTTTGAACCCCAGCATTAAAGTGAGATTCTTCAGTTTCGGTCAATAACATATCCAACGAATCTAATGCAATAATTACTTTTGGCGCTGCTGGATTGTATTTACCGTATTCTTTTTCATACATCTTGATAAAGTCTGACACTGTTGCAACTACATCTGCAATAGTAACAACAGAAATACCCAAAAATTTATCAGCATCCATGCTGATTCCGATGTTTTCTAAGAAAGCAGGGTCTAATGCATTCTCTGAATCTAACGCTAGAATAAATGCTCCATCGGATTGAGCAGCCTTCATGATGTTACCCATCAAAAAGGATTTTCCAGCTCCAGAAGGCCCAGCAAGAATAGAAATTCGTCCTTGGGGAATGCCTCGATAATAATCCCCAGACATAATTTTGTTAACCGCTAAATTGCCGGTAGTATACCAGTGAGAAGGAGGACGAAAATCAGTCGAAACATTCTCAAGCTTGGCAAGCTCTTTTTTGAATTTTGCTAAAAATGGTAGGGACATTTAGTCTCCAAAGGTAGAATACGAACGGGGACCACAATGGGTCCCCGTTGTTAAGCCTTATTAGGCTGCAGCCGCTTGGTTGCGCTCTTTCAGTTTCCGGAGAATCTCTTGAGGAGACAGTTTTGCAGCAGTTGCAGCAGGGGCAGCAGCTTGTACAGCAGCAACAACTGCAGCAGCAGGCTGAACCGGCTTATCTTCATTCATCTTGGTATCAAGGGGAGCATGTCCAGTTGAATGACCGCTTGTAGGAGGTGCTAAATCTGGGGCTTTTGAATCTTCGTATGACTTTCCAGTCAAGAAGGCTTCGATCATAGTTTCCATTTGGTCACGTTCAATCTTGCCATAACGGAAGTTCTTCAGATCATAAAGATCAATACGAGCCAGCATCTCTTCAGATAGTGGAGTAGACTTACGTGCAAAGTCTGACGTTGTATAGTCAGCATATTCA